ACCAACGTGCTGAGTGGATGACAACACCCAAATTATTCTTCTACTTTCCTTCCTTTCTCTATCTATTTGTTAGGTGCTAAACTTTTGTTGTTTTTCCTTCGGCTTTTTCCGCCTAACCGAAGATGGGGTCCTTGGTGACCCGATATCTACCCAGGATCTTTAACCCATCAGTAAACTTTTGGGCTCCACTTTCCTGCTCAATGATCTTGCGGGTTGTGTCTATCGTCGACACCAAGTTCTTTGACCAGGCAGCGCGATCCTTCTCACCGATTAGGCTTCCACAAGCGATGTCTTTTGATTTAGGCAAATACGGAATGTCACTCCATGCATTAACCGGGTCCTTCACATCCATCCATGGGTTGTTCTTCACCCACACAGTGTTCCACACTTCCAGCATGTCCTGCGTTGTCATCCACTCAGCATGTTGGTGTATCGACCACGAAACTCTTCCCGTCGGGATCCATGTTGAGGGGACAGCGGATACGATGGCCGCGAAACCAAGGCGCAAGTCACGACGGTGGAAGTAGTACAAGCCCCACATCTGTGCATGGGCTTTCGCCAGGCAGCGAGCCGCGGACATGTTCACAATCCCCCCCTTCTTGATCAGATGTGGGGGTTTTATTTCTTGTTCCGTCGTGACTTGCGCCTTGGTTTCGCGTCCATCACGGAGCGTTAGAGGATGAAAGTGATGGGAACAGAACTCGACTTGCTCCCAGCTGGTGTGCCGTGGAGATGGCTCGGTTGGCCCAAGATTTTTTCTGATCTTTGAGGTGCTAGTGATATATTCCAAACTTGTGTGGAAGTTTTCGTTGTTTGTTGCGACAACCACGTCATCACCAGCAACCACCATGCCACTCAAAGCCTGTTCGAGGTTGAGCGTCAGCCACGCGTCGATCTGTTCCAGTGGGGCGTGTAGCAAGCCTTCTGCCTCAAGCAGTCGCCCGACCTGGTTTTTCCCGTTTGTCACTGTGTTAAGAGCATAGGTGGTAACCTGCCCTGATCCGCGCTGGTCAGTTCTGGAAACAACGTCGAAAACTGTGCCACTCCGAAACTGCGGATGGTTCCGGGGGAAGAGGGCAACCATGTTCATGTAGCAGAATTTGAACACGCTACGGATGAGCTGGGCATGGTACGGGTCCTGCACCTGGTCGAGTAAGAGCCACAACTCGTCTTGTAAGTCAGCCTCTGTGATCTTTGTGTCCCAGCCAGCGACGTCATCTGCCACCAGCCAGCGTCCGCGTTGCGCAATCTCTTTCAAGTAGTACCCAAAGTAGTTCACACCGACCCCACCGACACCGCACGGAAAATTCTCTCTCGCCACCCAATGATCTTCGTTTAGGAAGCCCAGCGCTTCATACTCCAAGAATCTGCTGCCCAGCCACATGTACCAAATGATACGTGAACCTTTGGCCTCTCCAAACGAGGATGGCTTCTTTTCCTTCTTTCCCATGGTGTTGTAAACGCAAAGTTCGCAATCACCACGCAGGTGGAGGGCTCGTTCCCGATCGACCATGCTCCAAAACAACGGGTCGTCCAAAGCCTCTCGGACACCGTTCCACGGCATGTCTTCACTCCATCCACCAACAGCAGCACCACTTTTCACATTGCGGACGTACTCAGCTGGAGACAACACCCGTGGTTTCAGCTGCCGCCTTTTGAACATTGCTGAGAAGTGTTTGGTGATCAAGCGGTTCACGTCTTGTGTCCGTTTGTCAGGTTCCGGAGTCAAAGTGTCTACTTTCTCACGCAAAATCTTCTGTTGGGAGTACGTTGACACGTCAGTCATCATGAACGTCGTGGTGCGGTTCAAAAAGTCCCATGGCCACATGATCTTCCGGATCAACGGATTCACAGTTTGGCCTCCTGGAGAAATGTCATCAGTGGCGAACGATCCGTGATAGTTGAACGATTGATATGGGTGTTCCCGGTCAAAAAACCACGAGCGACCATTTTCTCTCTGTAAGCGTCCGACACGACGGGCCACTAGTGTTGGATCTTGTCCTTTCACTTTTGATCTGGGATCACTCCGGGTGCCAACTTCCAGCCTTGGTGGTGTTTCTCGCACAACAGGGTCGTTCCGTCTGAAGCGACCTATGAGCGCTCCAAGGACCTGGTACACAGTTCCCACGATGTTAGCTCGAGTGCCTGAGATGTAATACATCTCTGCCGATGAATTACGACTATACGATAACCGCACCAGGCGTCCTTCGTAGTTGTGTTGCAGTGATTCCAGCTTGCGGAGAACTTCGATGTGGTAGGGAGAAAGGACCTTGCAACAGAACGCAGCGTGCGGATTGTGTGAGAGCCATCTTTCCAACAAGTCTAACACCTTGAGAGTGCGGGTGCGTTCAACGTCAGGACGTGCATCGCTTTCCCCAATGTCACATATGATGGTGTTGCAATCCTGAGGTTGCTCCCGGTACACGTCAACACCAGCCTTGAGAACAGCTAGGTTGTGCCCCTTTGTTCTGAAAGGTTGGGGATTTTCCCGGTTGTTTCCACCAAGAGTGTAGCCCACCACAGAATTAACGCGCGTGTCCATGACCAAACGCTGTGTCCACCCTCCTCGTCCACAGCCTAGATCAACAACTCGGCCCTTCGGCTCCCATTGGTACTTCCGCAAGACTTCATCCATCTTCAATCCTCCCCTTGACACGTAGTCACCTTTGTCTGTCTCGTTCACGCCTCGCACGCGGTACTGGTCAAACGACGGCTTGTCGAGAGAATTCAGAATCTCCTTCCAACGGTAACCGAGACCACACGCATCTGTTTTGACGAGAGAGCGCAATCCGCCCCTGTCCGGATGGACAACGTACCAGAAAAGCAAGCTCGGTCCAACAAAGATCACTTGCCCCGCTTCCAACACTATCATCATGATAAAGAGGATACTAGCGTAGTCGAAAAGGGTGAGTAGATGATGCTGGGGACGCCGGAACATCAGAAACGTGAAGATGCAGATAGCAATGGTCACGCCGGCGTGTACGAGAGATGGAGCTGTCAACGTCCACAGAATTGACACGGCAATTTGCAGCATGTAGAAAGTCGGTCGAGCCCACGAGACTCCTGAGCTTCCTGAGATGTCATCATCAACGTCTTTCTTGCTTGTGCGAGCAATGAGAACTTTCACGGCCTTGACAGCAAGTGCATACTTCCGGTCAAAGTGGGCAAGCACCAAGTACACTACTCCAATCATTCCGCCGTATATTTTTGTCACAAACGTGGTCGCGAAGAAAGCAGCAAAAGCCACTGGGACCATCGTTTCCCAAGCGATCAACGCGATCTGGCCGCCACCTATGACACTAGCGGAGTGGGCCTCGTTCGAGAAGAGGCCTCGCAGGAACGTGTTGTCCGTGATGAAGTTGGAGATAACTCCTCCAATCCCGGCCACAGCCAAACTGACTGTCAAAGCTCCTGGCAAGGACGTTATTTGGAGGAGCTCCAGCGGGTTGGGAAGAGTGGCAACTGGAGGCGCGGGTGTTGCTGGCTCCACTCTCATGTTTTGGATGAGAGTTGTCAGATCCCTGCGAACATTGGGCAGCAAATTGAGTTCCCATGCTACGACACCCATGATGCACACACACACAGCGATGACCGTGATCGTGACAGTGTCTCCAGTATACGCACGATGCACGTTGCTGGAGTTGCAACAAACTATCACGAACAAGCCAACAACAGCCACAAACACGAACACCGGGGGGATTCCGACCACTACGGCACACATGGGCCCAACGGCCAGAGCAATCGACCCGAGTTGGGACAAACCACCGCTGGCGTACGACACAAATGGCTGCGAGGTCACATGCTCGAAAGGCGCCTTTTTTCCACCAAAGCACCAACACGTGAACTTGACCACTGCGATGAAAAGGAGGATCACGAGGACTCCAAGCGCGACGCCCATCGTTACCGTGACCCACGCCTGGATCGATTGTACTTTAGTGACGTTGGACACGTAAGGATCATCAACGCTCGCTATGACGTGCAGGTTTTCAACGGCCCCGCGAAACGAGGCGCTCAACATGTCCAGGTTGATGGATGTGATCGCAATGTACAACCCGTGTATAACGCCAAGCGCGTCGAAGTTAGCACCACTTCGCTGTTTGAGGAAGATCGACAACTTCGTTCTCTTCTCTAGCTCTTGGCATTTTTCAAACCGGTCATCGTGAAAACGCGGAGCGTAGTAGTGGTCTCCAGCCTCAGTGCGGACCTTCAACTTGGTTTTCTCTGTTCCTTGGAATAGAATGGTGTGGCGGTGGTCAAAGGATTTTGCCCAGTGCCAGGCCAACCACACCGGGATGTCCTTTTTCACCAACTCAACGAAACGTAGGCGATTCTTTTGCTCGAGCAAGTAGTGTCCAATCGGTTGGAAGTACTCAGCTTCTTCACGCATGGGGCCGCACATCATCTGGTCAAGGACCATCTGAGCCTCAGACCAACAAGCCCAATTGTTCGGGGTGTACTCCAGTTCGACTCCCAGCGGGTAGATGTATTTCCCCTCCTCGCGCCTACCGGTTCGACCACGGCGCTGGATGGCAGTGGACTGCGTGATACCAACTTTTTCGAGCATCACACAACCTTCAGACATTACTGGCTTCACAGCTACTCTCGTGTCAATGACGGTTCTTACTCCCAAGTTGGCCCCCATTTCACTGATGTCCGTCGAGACAATAAACTCCGTTTCAGGCCTACGTGCTTTCGCGATGGCCGTGTCAAACGTCTCTCGCGTTAGAGCAACGCCTTTGAGATCGCGAGCGAGAGACATTGCTTGGTGCCGGGTAGCGACAAAAACGATCGTTTTTCCGTCAGCATGTTTGCGAATCCACGAAGCAGTGAGCTCACGCGGGAATGCTATGGCCACGTCTTCAATCTCACGATTTGAATTGTTGTTTCCTGGCATGCCCGGTGGTGTCGCGCTCATGAACGTTATGTTGACTCCTTTAGTGTTGTGGTGGTCCATGATGCCGCGGCATGCGATGGAAAGTGGGTCGAGAAAATGACATTCGTCCATGATGATGGTTGAGAATTTGATGCTGTCCACCCCTTTTTCCATGACATATTGGGTCAACGTCGCATGACAGACCACGGTCACAGCGTTCTTCCGGTACATGGCCAGGTTGGACCCTATGACCACTCCGGGACAAGCTTCATTGATGGCAAGGATCACTTCATCTTTCACAACTCGTGTCGGAGTCAGAATGAGAAGGCGCTTTGCGTTTGCAATGTGCGTCTTTGCTTCCTCCACCAGTACTTTTCGTGTCTTGCCTCGACCTGGATGCCAGTCAACAAACTTTCGTGTTGACCGATCTTCTTCCTCCACCGCGTTCTCGGTCACGCTACCACTTGTGACAAGGGAAAAATAGTTCCAACCGACATAAAAACCGTAGCCATACAAACCAACTACACGCCCATCAAGGGCATGTATCGGAGACCCTGATGATCCACGCCCAAAATCCTTGCCAACAACACGTACAGGGTTCCCGTTTACAGTGACCAGAGCGGTCGACAGCTTTTCGCATGACACGCTGCCATCACGCTGGACAACACGGACAACTACCGCTTCCTCTTGCGAGTCAGCAATGTTCCAGGGCCCGCCATATGAAACCATGTCCTTGTAAACATCAGCGGAGTGAGCACGAACAGCCCTTCCTTGCCAGTGCACAGTGCCTCCCGACGTCACGTGCCACAGCGTGTTGAACACACCGTCTTTCACTTGGCCGGCTCCAACATGGAATTTCATGCATAGCGTGGTGCCAACAACCTGGTAGGTTCCGTCAGGGATGTGACCAAAATCGGTTTCAACATCCACCTCATCAGCATACACTGGAGGGGCAAGGAGCAAGTCGTTCACCCCAGCGCGATAAGCGGTAGCTCCAACGAGATATCTCGGCAACCACAAGGGTGCCTTCGTCCACCAGCAGACACTCATCAGCACAACTCCGAGAGGAGTGTTGAGGACCATCACGCCAAGGCACCCCACGTAAATCAAGATTCCCATCGTGATGGAGCCGACGTCGGTTAGGTTGGCGAATTCAACTCCGTCCGCTCCGTATGATCCCTCCAATCCTGGAGGAAGTCGCGTTGGCTGTTCTTCGCAATCTCTCGGCACGTCGTTTCCGTGGACGGGAACTAGGTCCAGGCGCATCGGAGGGGCCAGCCTGGTCACTATCCCCAGGAGCAGACCCCCCAGAAACACAACCTGAGCCGTCCTCGGCATCCCGATCCCCTCGAGAAACGCGCATAACACGTACAATATCACGTAGTACAATCCAAGAAGAATTGAGGACTTCGAAGCTCGAAGCCCACTCCTCCACAAATTCGGTGAGCACTTCCAGTTCCTGTAAACGTGAATAATAAAGGTCGCCAGGGCACCAACGACTACCGTCATCAGGGCAGTTAGCGGATGGGCCACAACATAGTTCAGAAGTACTATCGTGTCCACAGGCACGAATTGGGACTTCATGTTGAGTGCTAGCGTCACGTAAATCGGAAACACCATGTGATCTAGGAGGGATGTCGATGGCAATAGCTCTTGTACCCGTGAGAGCAGCCACTCGGCGGCGAACACCGTGAGAGCGTATTCGTGCGATGATTCGACACGTCGGCGAATAACCCACCCAAGAAAGAACAAGTGCGACGCAGAGTACTGCAACGCCAACCAAAAGTGCACTAGCAGTGTGGTACCATGTGGAACAGCAGCGAGCGAATACGACAATCCAATCCATGACCATCCACGCCATCCGTCGGAGGGAATTCCACAGACTAGAAACAGCAGCCATGTACCACATGTCCTCTGCATCCACCGGTTTCTCGTGCGCAACGTGAGGAAGTGCAGGAACACGCCCACCAGTAGGGGAGACATCCCTTCCACTGGCAGGCTGTTCTGGAAATCCGGAAACGCTCCAGTTCCAGGGATCGCTGAAACCGTGTTGTTAAACATCATGTCCATGTCGTCAATGGTTTGGCCACCCTTCTCAATGATCAGCGTGGAATGCGATGTGACAGGTCGAATCTCCATCGGATAGAAATACGCTCCATCCACCTTTAGATGGATCGGTTCGCGACCGTTGCGCAAGCAGGTCTTGCAACACCACTTTTTCGCCACGGTTGGTTCCACTTTCACAGCTGAACCCCGGTTGTCACATGAGGCGCTAGCCTCTACCTCCGTTCCAGGGACTGGTCCTGAGTGGAGTTGGATGTCGGCTTTGTACCACGGAAACTCTGTTTGCGTCTTGTAGCCAGGGATGTGGTTGGCTCGTGACATTGGCGCTCCGTAAACAGCTGGCATGAACAGTGATGAGTCGTTGAACGCTGTGGCATCAAACGTGTATTCACGCGGCCAGATGCACTGGTGACTTTGGGTCAGCTCCAGCTCGAACAATTCCCACGTTCCGTTGACTTTTCGGCTGCGCATCCACATCATGCCATCGGTGTAAGCTGCAATGTCGTTTTTCACGTAAGATCCAGCCAGGTATGTTGGGCATATCTCACTGGGCTGTTCAACAGGTTTGACGACGATGTTCGATCCGTAAACTTTCCTTGTGAAACGCACGAATCCATACTGCAAGGCAAAAGCTTGAGCACAGACGTGTTTGTACGGGCTTCCACTGGTCACGACTCTGACAACCTTGTGAGAGTCTGTTTCATTCACTTTAGTGTACGTGAAGAATCCACTATCCAACGTGCCAAACTGCTCGGCATCAAGTGAACCGTTCACAGCAGCCAGAGCCAACTGCATGGTGACATCTCCGATTTTGACTCCATGCACAGCTTTCCGCAAACGTGGAAACGTCCTGCCGTGTGACATCGTGTCATTGGTGTAGACAAGGTCATTGTCGACTTTGGTGATGCTGTGGGCAATACTCCGGGCTGCGGCGCATTGCAGAACGTCTTCGCAAATCAGACAGACTTTGCTCGTTCGCCGGAGCTGCTCTGTGATCATCGCTGACACTACCTCTAGATCTTCCAGTTCCACTGAATGGTCCCCAGTCGGCCATTGGGCAATGTTTTTCCAAACGAATCCACCAGAGCCGCACGACACGATCTTTCGCTCAGTGTCAAACCCACACCCAACATCAGCACGCGCAAAGTACAAGTATCCCAATAGCACAAGCAAGAAAGCCACCCGCTTGTCAACAATGAAGGCCACGGCGATGATGATGAGGATCGTGGTGTTGGAGAACAGGGCGCCAAGCGAAAACTTTCCAAAGAAGTCTTGCCAGACACCAGCGACCCCAGGAACACCAAAGCGCTTGTACTTGTCCATCACATGCTTTGCTAGACGCCAACCTTGTGATATCGGATTCATAACGCAATTGATGGGGAGAATTCCGTTTCCAACAACAAGCGTTCCGGAATGATTGCCACATCCGACAAACGCCCTTGCTGAGGTTGAGCCCGGGGAGAAAACGAGTTTTGTCGACTGCAAATAGCAACCGTGACAGACAAGGCTCACTGAGCAGCTCTCGTTCGTTGCGTGGGTCAGGGTGGTGATGACGACGCCGCTGTACCCAAAACCATCCTGAACAAACATGGATGATTTCAGTCCTTGGCAGTCCTTGAACACTCCGCTAACAAGCTTATCCAGCATGATCTGGCAAGCAAATGATATGTCACGAAAACCATCATGTGTTGCGATCGCGTCATCCCAAGTGAGATGCGGTTCAACGATGTTCTTTACCAGGACTTCGTTTGATTTGGTGTCACCCCACACAACGACTTTCTCCAGGCCAAAGCGTCCGCCGGCCGTAGAGTGTACGCCTGGCCAACTGTCAATCTGGGAGCGCAAGAACAATCCTTCATGCACATCCCCAGACACGTGGTAGTAATCTAGGAGCAATTGTTCTGATTCCAGCCTACATGTCATGGCAGCGTTGCCAAGCTTTGCGAACCGAAATGTGACCGGAATGTCACCGGTCATCTGTTGCGTGTTGCTAACAGAGTGAAAGCTGGCAGTCACATTCATGACAATGGCAGATCTCGCTATTGAAGAAACGTTGTATCCTTTTTCACAATGCAATTCCACACAAGTGCCAACGAAGCCTATGCCCCACTTGAAGCATCCAGTGCCCCATCCACGGTTGTATGGTTGCGTGGTGCAAACACGTTCCTTAGCCATGATCTCAGCCATATTCAACTGCGAGCCACCGGGACAAACGTCAGTCGAATAGGTGGCATTCACATAGCAATCTGCTAGCAACTCACGGAGCCACTGACCACCATAAATCTCAGCCGCGCCTGTTTTGAACTCTAGCAAGCCGTTTGGGGTGGCAATGACGTAACCTTCTTCCGGTCGGATAATCGTCTGCAGCATCGTCATCTTCTCAGCTTTCAATGTATACAGAGGTTCCACGAACTCGCCCTTGACAGTGGTCCATGTCCCCACAGCTAGGAGAATCACAATCCACATTGGCCAGCGTTTGGCTATGGCCACGCACAACAGACCAATAACAAAGATCGTTTTATTTTCTCTGATAGTTTTGAACGTGACCATTTCCACCTCGGCGAGCAAGTCGGTTTTCGGTTTTTCCGGCGCGCGTTTCACACGTTTCTTCGGAAGACAGCGATGGTAACGCAACGTGAACTCGATCCAGGTTGAGCCACAGTCAACAGATTCAAGATCTTTTGACAGATTGTCAACCCTTGGGCACTTCTTTGAGACGAGGATCCCGTTCCAGCATCCATCGGCAGGAAGCTTGAACAGGTGTAGATGTTCCGTCCGATTAACCTTTCCCTCAAAAATTTGAATTCCTTTGGCAGTTGACACTTGCATGTCAATGATGACACTTCCGCACAACACCATGAGGAACGAGAGAACGATGGTCATGTAAAGTGGGTTGTTGGCTGAGCGGCGAACTTCCAATGCAGAAACCCGTCGCGCCAACGTTCGAATCCGGCGATCAAATGAGGCGAACAAAGCGTGTAAGACCAGAACGAGATGCATGATGGCTTGAACGATGTCTTCCTGTAGGAAGGCACTCCATCCAATCCCCAGGCGTCCCAGCAGGCCACCACGCCGTCCGGCGTTGGCCACTGGTCCAACACGCTGGTTGGCCCTCTTGTGAGGCACCTGCCTTCTTTCGGCGGTGGTCCTCTCCTTCTCTTTCTTCTTCTTCACTCCTCCTTCCTGCGAGCGGCCTAGGGACCAGGGAACTTGCGCCCTGCCCTGAGCCTTGAACTCCTTCTTCTTTATCTCTCTCCGCTAGGCAACTTTATAGTCACGAGCGGCGATAAAATAATAAACAACTTAAGCCTTGAAATAGGTTTAACCAAACTGGGATTTATAT